TGCCCGGCAACGCTGGTGTACCCGGCAACGCTAGGGTATCCGGCAACGCTAGGGTATCCGGCAACGCTAGGGTATCCGGCAACGCAGAGGTATCCGGCAACGCTAGGGTATACGGCAACGCAGAGGTATCCGGCAACGCTGATTATATTGTTTTCAAAAATACATGGTCTAGCGGTCGTTATTTCACTTACACAAAATCGAACAAAAACTGGAGAGTTGGTTGTTTTTATGGTAGCGGTGCTGAATTGGTTGAAAAAGCATATAAAGATAGCAAAAAATCCGGTGATTTTTATAAAGCGTATGTCGATTTTGTCGAAAAATTAGAAGAGATTGAGAATATCCACAAGGAGTAATAATAATGAACCTTTACATTTGGGATTGTGGATGTTGTGACTGCGGACATGAATTTGAAGTGATTGACAGTTATCCGCCTATCGAGTGCGAAAAATGCGGAAGTACAGAATTAAGATGCGTATTCATCGGGAGGGAATATGATTAGTAGAACAATGAGCAAAATTGAAACAAATGTATTGAATTTGATTGTTAACCGTGCAACGTTTGAAGAACCAATCAAAGCTGAGAAGGTTAGACAAGAAACTGGATTGTCAAAACGAAGTCTTGAAGAAGTGATTGAGAGCCTACGAGTGAATTTCAAGCATCCAATCGTGGCGAAGAAAACACAACCAAGCGGGTATTACTTACCACGCAATGAAGACGAGCGACAAGCTGGACTTGCACCGTATAGAAGACAAATTTTAACCGAACAGAAAAATCTTGCGACTGTCATGGCAGTTGACTTGAAAGAATATTGGAGCGCATAAAAAATATAAACGGAGAATTAAAACATGGCGACATTATACGAACTTACCGGACAATTCCTTGATATTTATAACATGGAATTAGACGAAGAAACAAAACTAGATACGCTTGATAGCATTGATTGGAAAACAGACTACGAAAATAAAGTAGAAAACTATGTCAAAGTTATTAAGAATACTGAAGCGGATATCGAAGCACGCAAGAACGAGATCAAGCGACTAACTGAATTGAACAGAGCAGATGAACGCAAAAACGAGCGTTTGAAAGAAGTATTGAAAGAAAGCATGGATTTGACCGGACATGACCGAGTTGACACTAAACTATTTAAAGTGTCATTCCGTAAGTCTCAAGCAGTTGAAGTTGATGAACTGGTACTTCCAGAAAGCTACAAGGTAGCAACTTGGAAACCAGATAAAAAACGACTCAAAGAAGACTTGAAGAATGGTCTCGAAATTGTCGGTGCCAGTCTAGTAGAAAGAAAGAATTTAAGTATTAGGTAAGAAGATATGAAAATTCTAGCAATCGACCCAGCATCCAATAAGATTGAAACTTCAACAACAGGAATTGTCTTACTAGACAATTCAAGGTTAGTTGGTAGCTGGGTAGCAGAATATGGCATGAAGGGATTTGCTAAGTGGTTTCACGATATTGGAAAAACACTTGATTTTGATGTAGTGGTTGTCGAAGAATTTAGAACCAGAGATAACGATAGGTCAAAAGATAATAGTGTGTTAGAAACTATTGCTTATATCCAGTTGTGTTATCCAGATGCTATTCTTCAATATAACGGTGGCTACAAGTCAGACATTCCAGACGACCTTTTAAAAATCCTAGGTCTTTGGAAGTTTGAAAAGAGTCACCACCAGGACATACGAGCAGCAGCAAGACTTGGACTATTCTATGCTTTGAGAAACGATATTAAAGAAGTAATTGATGATATTGGGAGAGTGGTACATGGAAATATGGAAAGATATTAAAGGTTATGAGGGGTGTTATCAAGTTTCAAACATGGGACGTATTAAAAGTTTATCTAGGAAAGTTTGGAATGGGAAAAACTACTTCTGGACAAGTGAAAGAATTTTGAGACCAGGCATAGATAGAGATGGATATTTTCTTGTAAATCTCTCTAAAAATGGTAAAGCAAAAACTGAAAAAGTACACAGACTAGTTGCAAAAACATTTATTCCAAATCCAAAAAATAAAGAAGCTGTTAACCATATTGATGAAGATCCATCTAATAATAAATTAGAAAATTTAGAATGGGCAACAGTGTCCGAAAATAATAATCACGGTTGGCATAATAAACGCTCTTCAAAAAGTAGAAGTAAGCCTATTATTCAACTGAATTTAGATGGAGAATTCTTGCAAGAATACCAATCTGCGACAATTGCTGCGCAAAAGTTAGAAATGTGTAGAATCTCTATCAGTAATTGTTTGAATGGAAGAACTAGTACCGCTGGAGGATATAAATGGAGGTATAAAATTTGACGAATATAATTTTAAGAAAATGGCAAAAGGAGGCAGTATCCCGAAGTTCAAGATTAACAAATGGTATTTTTCTTGAAGCTTTGGGAGGTTAAAGGCAGAGGTAAAACTATCTGTGCGCTTGCTATTGCAAAGCATAAGAAAGCTAAAAAAATCATCATCACAAACAACCGACTGGCCATTCTGAATGGTTGGATAGATGCAGTCAAGTTTATGAATTTTGATAAAGATGTTGAGATTATCATTCAAACAGATAGATATCTTCAAAATCAAGTCAAAAAGGGGCATAAATTAGCCTGTGACGTGCTGATAGTTGATGAGTGGCAGAATATGTCGAGCGATAAACAAGTGGCCTTATATCGCAAAATAAAGCGTAAATACACGATAGGCCTTTCAGCAACCCCAATCAGAAAAAAAGGTCAAAACTTCTACCCACTAGAAAAAATCGTTTTTGGTTGGGCAACACCTAACAATAAATTTGATTGGCAAAAGGCTCACGGAAAAATGGTCTATGATCCATTCAGCTATTCAAAAGAGAAGTGGGAAGATTTTAGAGATTATGAAAAGTATATCTCAAACTTACCAAACTTCTTTAGGTGGGAAGAAATCGAAGAAATCGAAAATGCAGTTGAGAATAACGGTTTTGAAATTAGGTTCTACCCAAAAAGAGTCGCACCTGGCAATCCAGAAAAACTTGCTGAGTTTAGGAAGTTAAACCTAGTCACAGTAAATGGTAAGACTGCCATGGCTAAGCAATCTTTTGGCAGAAACACCTTCGAGCGCTATCTAAACCAAACTGGTGTAGATGTTGATTTCCCTAAACTAAGAGCAGTCAATCAAGACACACCATTGTTAGTAGAGCTTGATGGACTAATTGAACGAGCACCACACGATATGCTGATTGTCAGCAAGTCCAAGCAGATTGTAAATGTTATCCGAAACAGACATTCAGATATTGGAATATGGACTGGTGACAACAAAGACGGTCTTGATAATCAAATAGTGGTTGCTACCAGTCAAGTTTTAGGGGTAGGTGTTGACGGACTACAACACAAATACCAAACTATTGTCGTACTAGATCCAGTCGAAGAAGGTTCTGGAGAATACGATGATTACCGACAGTTGCTTTGGCGCATAACAGGAAGTCGACAGCAGCATGATGTAAATGTAATTGAATTTTATTATAAAGGAGAATAAATCTTGTTTAAATTACCAGAAAATAAACCACAAATTCCAAAAGACACCCCTCGCAACTATTTCATCTATGGTGAAACCATGAGTGGTAAGTCTTATCTAGCAAACGAATTTCCAAACCCTATCGTACTAAATACGGACGGAAATGCAGAAGCTAACAGCGTACCAAGTATTCAACTATTGAACGAAAAAGACACCTCTGGACGAATTACCAACTCGGTTATCAAGCAGTTAGGCGAAATCCTCCTGGCACTTCAAACGCAAAAGCATTCTTATGAAACTGTTGTAGTCGATGTAATCGATGATGTTATTGAAATGATTAAGATTGCAGTTTGTGACGAATTAACACCAGCTGGAAAACCTCGTTTGAAATCCTTGTCGGAAATTCCATACGGTAAAGGTTATGATTTCTTCAATCAAGCAGTTACCGAATTGGTTATTGACCTTAAAGCCTTACCAATGAACGTTATTTATATCAGTCGTCAAATTTCTGAATATGATGATAACGGGAATGCAACTAAGGACAAGCCAAGCTTGAAAGATAAGTATGTGAACCTTATTAACGGAAATTCTGACCTGATGATTCATACAGAAAAAATCGGTAATAACTATAATCGTGAGGTTGACCGTAAGCGTAAATCTTACTATACAGACCAAGTGGATGATAAGAAAATCTTGAAGATTTTAACAACAATCCGTGGCGCACTCAGTCCAGCTAAGAATAAGCCTGCCACTGAAGAAAAAGTAACAACTAAAGCAGAAACTAAAAAAGAAGTAGAAACTACTTCAGTAAATGAACTATTTTAAGAATTAAAGGAGAAAACACATGAGTTTATTAGATATCGCACAATCAATCAAAAAAGAGGGTTTTGACCCACGCAAAGACAGCACAAATGGCCCTGCACCAATTCCAGCTGGTGAATACCAAGCAATCCTAAAATCTGTTAAATTCAATATTTCAGAAAAAGGATGGGAAAGCATTCAATACTGCTTTGAAATCCGTGGCGGTGACTACGATGGTCGAGTTGAATATGCATCATTTGGAACGCTAGACACTTGGAATGGCAAAGATATTTCTTGGTCAGTGCAACGTACTATTAAATTCTTCCAAAAGGCTCTTGCATTTGCAGATGATGCACCTTTAAAAGCTGACTTTGAAGATGGGAAATCACTTGAAGAAGCTCTACAACGTAAAGCAGTTGGCTCTTACTTTAAGTTGATTATTATTGAAACGGAAAGCAAAGGCAAAACATACCGTAGCTATGATCTTGAAGAAGCTGAAGAACTTCCAAGTGCAGAAGGTTTAGAACTTAGTGACGATGATTTACCATTCTAAAAAATAAAAAATAGGAGGAAATTGGAATGGCTAGTATGAAAGAGTACGCTCTAAAATATCAAAATTTAGGATTTTCAGTCATTCCAATCAATCCTAAAAATAAAATGCCATTAATTGAGTTTGCTGATAAACCTGCAATGACTGCAAGTGAAATTGAAAGTTTTTGGGATGGTTATCCAAATGCAAATATTGCTCTTAAAACAACTAATTTCTTTGTTATTGATATTGACAAGCACGGTAAGTCAAACGGTTTTGAGTCTCTTAAAAAATGGAAATACTTAAAACTGATTGAACCAACCCTACAAGCTAAAACTGCAAGTGGTGGGAAACATCTATTCTATTTCAAAAGAGATGATGAGCCTATCACACAGATGATTGGATTCTTACCAGGTGTTGATATTAAGGCTCACGAAAATAACTATATTCTTGTAGCACCATCTGCCACAGACAAAGGACAGTATGAATGGGATTTAGAAAAATCAAAGGAAGGTGGAACAATCGTAACACCTTCCAGAGATTTAATTCGAGCAATCAAGAAACAATACAAAGAAACACATGGTCATACCTATGATGGTAAAGATGGTTTAAGGGATTTAGCTAGAAGGTCTTACACCAGAGACAGAACACAAACCACTGAATTATTTGAAACAATCGCCCTTGGTTTTGGTGATGAAGGTGGACGAAATGATAAACTAGCAAAATTTGTAGGTGGTCTATTATATCGAGCAGTTGATGATGAAGTGGTCATTCAACTAGCGAGGTTAGCAAATACTAACAGTCAAAATCCTTTACCTGAAAAAGAAGTGATGCGTACTGTTGAAAGTATGATTAAAAAAGATAGGAGGTGAGAATAATTGGTAATGTAGTTAGCATAAATTCACAAGATACAATGATACTTAATGATAAAGGAGGAATTAAATCAAACAGTCCAAATAATGTACTTCTTTCTTTTAAGGCTGATGATCAATTAAGTATTTACCTAAAACATAATGAATTTTCACAAGAGCATGAATTGACCAAAGATATTAGAATTGGAAACACCTTTTTTAAGAAAGGAGAGTTACCCTCTAATTTTGATTCGGTTGTAAAAGTTTATTTTGAAAGTGTGTTAGGTGTTGCTTTCTCAAACCAAGCTATGCTGGATGGCATGGAAACCTTCTTCTCAGAAAGGTCATACAATCCAGTTATGGAATATATGGAGAAAGCAGCAGAAAATTGGGATGGACGTAAACGTATCAACCAAATGCTTCAAGTCTATCTCGGTGCAGAAGATATTGATTTAGTTTCCAAAATCGCTGAAATGTGGTTGGTTGGAGCAGTCGCTAAAGTATACGACCCTTACGCTAAATTTGATTATGTTTTAGATCTCGTAGGTGGTCAAGGTGTTGGGAAAACCTCACTTCTTCAAAAGCTAGGTGGTGATTGGTATACCGATGCTGTCACAGATTTTGCAAATAAAGATAACTACGACATCATGTTAAAGGCATTAATCGTCAATGATGATGAAATGGTCGCAAGTAACCGAATGAGTTTCGCTGAAACAAAAGCTTTCATCTCAAAAACTAGCTTACGTTTTCGTAAACCTTACATGAAACGTACTGAGGAATTTGCTAAAAACTTTGTTCTAGCACGCACAACAAATCAGAAGGAATACTTAAAAGATAAGACGGGTGAACGTAGGTTTTTATCCGTCATGGCAGATACTAGCAAGCAGAAGAAACACCCTATGGAAATCGAACCTGAAACAATCGAACAAATTTGGGGCGAAGCTGTCACAATCTATAAAGCTGGTGCTGATTTGATGTTTGATAAAGAAACTGAAGAACGATTAGAAATCTATCGTGAGAAATTCATGTACCGTGATGAAGTTGAATTACAGGTGCTTGAATATTTGGAAATGCCTATTCCTGATAATTGGTCAAGTTGGTCAATTCAACAACAACATCAGTATACAAGTAAGTATTTTGATAACAGTAGTGAGTTTGAAGCTGGTACTAAAAAACTTGAAAAAGTATCAACTCGTGAGATGATGTATAACCTCTTCATGAGAAATTCAAACGATAAAAAGTTATCAACTAAAATCAATATGATTATGGATAATCACCCTGGTTGGGAAAAAGGACAGTTCAGAATTGGTGGAAAAAATACAAAAGGTTTTAAACGAATTAAGAAAAAATAGATCGGTTGCATTTTGAATTTCTATCGGTTGCATCGGTTGCATTTTTTAAGAAGAACGGTTGCATGCAACCGATATGCAACCGATAAATTAAAAGAACGGTTGCACCCTTAAACCCTTGATAATACTGACTTTTTTATACTATTTTTATATAATGCAACCGATTAACCGTTATTTTTTAAAAAAGTATTAA